CGTCCACATAGGATGACCCAGTAAAGACAAGTGGAGTCAATGCTACTGTAGATGCTGAATATGGCAATTGAAACATGTTGGTTGCTGTTACCCCGGATGCTGTAAGAGTAGTTCCATCAAACTTCATTGCATTGCTACTACTCAATCTGCCGTTGGTAGTTGTAAATGGAACAACCCCGACGCCCAAAGACGGTCCATCAGTAAGTACAATTCTCTTTCGGTCTCCACCCACGTAGTTACCAACTTGAAGTTCGAATCGTCTAAACGATATTTGACCACCACCCCAGTTGTCAGCAATTTTTATTGCGTAATATCGGTATGCTGTACTATTGGTTGCTATGACGTATCGGGGTATCCTGCTGGTGAAGGTTCTTCCAAACAGCTAATACTCGTTGACTTAAGCGATGAGACCGCCACTCGTCTCCATTGACCGCTGGTATAGAGATAGAAATACTGTTTGTCGTACATTATATCTCCTTGCTGGCCACTCATGTCGGAGCCGAATTCGGAAATAGCCACTTTTCTCCAATATCCCTTGGAATAAATATAGAAATTCCGACCATCAAACTCAACCGAGCCGGGGGTTCCATACAATGGCACTCCATCGGTGCATCCCGGTGTAAACTCTGCAATGGCTACCCATTTCCATTGGTGGTCAGAATGGATATACAGATACTTATCATCGTACGATATGTCACCATCTTGACCACCTGCATTTTGTGCGATTGGAACGGGCACTATCCTCAAAAAGAGCGGGGAGTTATCCACCTTGATACCTACCCGTGGGCCAGCATCGAGGAAACTGTTGTCCGTTATGCTCGTGTCTAGGGTCATTCCCGGTGGTGGAATGATGGTATCGTAACGGAGATTTGGATAGTTTGGGCTTCTCCATTTTTCAATATTGAAGTTCATCTGGGACAACTCAAAGTCGGTCTTGACTACTTCAACCCCCATAATCAACTTCTTGGGCGTCATCCTTTTTTGGGTAGTCATCTTGTGACGTTCCAAGAAGGTTACTGAATCTGGTAGGATATAGCCGTGGGTCTTCAAATCAAATTCGGTACGAACCAAACGCTCGTCTTCCGCCTGAATTTCTACCGTGTGGGCGTATCCACCTTCTACGTTTACACGGAAACGAAATCCTTTAGTGCTGCCCCAATAGTCTTGTGTATTGAAAATGATGGTCTGAATGACTTGATTCATTTGCTCCACCAGAGCAGTCCATACAATGCAATGGTAAGTCAAAATCATGTGTTTTGGAACCATTACATTGAAAATCTCATTGACCGGCGCATTTTGACCTGTAAGTGCTCCAAACTTGGTGTATTTGTTCTTCTCCGAGTACAATTTCATCGCTGGCGTATCGAGATAGCGGTTGAAAAACATCAAGGACTGGTCATTCTCAGAGTTAGACCGCTTAAGAATCATGGCAGGTTGCATGACTTTTCCCTGCTTATCACGAATGTATCCATCACGTTGGGCCGACACCCATCGCTCGGGAGGGCCGAAGAAAGTAGGAACCTTGACTTGCTTCCCTACATCTGTTACTTGAAGTTGAAGATTCCCAAGTTGATTGAGTATGGCTTCATCAATGTCATACAATGTGACAGTGAAGTTCTTCTGGCTATCTTTATCACGACGCACCTGTTCCGCACGGTCATTGCTAATGAAAGCAGCGGGGTCATTGTTCGTCACGAATTTCTCGGAACGTTCAATGGGTTCCTTCACCGTGTTTGGTGCCGGATTTGTTTTGTCTCCTTGCCAGCGGCCCATAGGTTATGATTGTCTTTCCACCAAGTCAATCTTGCTGAGACTGGTGTAGTGAGTATTGACGATAATGCTGAACGACTTGTCGGGAATCCCACCCAAGAACTGTTCTTGCACCACGTCATCAACTTCATGGAAACGGTCATTGAAATGCACTATGTCTCCCGTCTGCGGGAAGAAACCTTTGTCTTGCAAGTTTCGCTCCATGAACTTAAACACAACGTTCTGCTTACGGTCTGGGCCGAAGTCATCGGCGTCCGTGGTGATGTCGGCTCGGTCAACCAAGCATACAAATTGTACCCCCGGGAAGTACTGCTTGCCAGCCTTCGGGCTGCTTTCGCCATAGATATTGGTTTGAGTAGCATCAGCACACATCTTGAAGAAAGTGACTTCGGTCTGGATGACATCGCCCATCAACTCATCGTTAATACCATAGATGAATGAGATGTCTCGTTCCGAGAAATATCTCCCGGGCAAACTCGCCCCTGAACTTCCTGTGTTTGAAAACGTCATGAGTTATTTGTTCAATTGGATAATGGCCTCTACTCTGCTGCGGATTGATTCTGTACTTCCTTGTGGAAGGGCCGCAGCAACCGATGGTATTGCGACCATATCGTCCCACGCTTCGAGAATATCCTCGGCCAAATCAACTGTCTTTGATTTCTCAGAACTGCCCATTGGAGTGGCACCCGAATGTTGTGGAACCTTGTCCCATCGTTGGTTGGGGTCTATCCTATCATGCTCGTCTTCTTTCACGAACGCTTGGGCACTCTCGTTATCCATATAGCCATACTCTTTGGCAAGTTCCCTTGCTTCTTGGATGGCAGTCTTCTTGGCTTCTTCTACACTCTTGATGTAGCCGAGTCCCACGCCTTGCAATCGCTTGTATGAAAGTGTTTTGTCTCCCGCCGAAAAGACCTTCTTAAGACCTGAACGAACGAGTTTGGCGTTGGGATTGACTTCATCAACGCTTTCGGTAATGAGTTTGAAGGTATTGCCTCCGATGTTTTCAAATAGTTTCTGTTTCATATGTTATCCAATGTAGATGTAGAGTGGGACACCCTTCAAAGTTGTTTGTAACTGTTCTGCCATTTGTGCTTGTCGGTCCATTTGATTGAACTTACCCGCAGCATCAAGCATTTCTTTCAAATCACTTATGAGTCTTTCCTTGGTCTGTTGAGCCTCAGCACGGAGTTCAGCACCATCGAGGGTTACTTCGCCGCCGGGAATTGGAATGACTTGGTGCTTCTGACGAATTGCCCCGAGAATCTCTTTGCAATTAGCGAGGTAATAATCACGAATCCACTGCTTGCCGGGGTCGTTGATGGTCACGTATGGATGATTTACATACGGAACGTCAGCGAAGTCTGACGAGACCTTAGCCCCGAAATCGGAAAGATTTCCCTGATAGCGTTCTCGTTCATTGATGTATTCGAGCCACAGTTTGAAGCTGGTGGTTGGAATTGGCATGATACGAAGGCGGTTGTTGGCCATTTCAAATGAATAGGCAGACTTACGAACCAAGTCGTTGAACTGAATGGCCTGACCACGGAGTAAGTCTTCGAAAATTGGCGTCATCAAGAATTGGACGGCGGGTGAGTAGGCACCAAAGCCGAGTTCCTGTAGGACGTTGGAATAGGACATACCCGTCATGGAGAACGGGTCATAGATACGAGCGAATGCGGGCGGGCGATAATGGAACACTCGTTTGACTTCAATACGGTCACAGTTTTCAAACTTGTCACCAATCAATGCTTGAAGGTCGTAGTCCTGCTGCATTGGATTGACCTGAATGTTTACCTTTTTCCAGTCAATTTTTCCACCCGTTCCTGCCTCAGACCCATAGTCTTTGGCAATATTGATGACTTGGGCGAGTCCAGACCCTTGGATGTTTCGTCCGGTCACGATGTCTGTTCGGCTCATGCCTTGCAGAGTCATCATGTTGTTAATCATGTTGTACTCGTTGATTTTGCCGTTATAGACGTTTACGGCTTCCTCGAAGGCAGCATAGAACTGAACGTCAATCATTTCGATGGCTACCGTAGGATAACCAAGGCGTCGAGCGGCCCAAATCATGGAATTATAACAATCCCGCTGGAAGGCAGGGTCGGTGTCGTACATGCCGAAAGCGGTGCTTCCTGAGACTGCTGACCCGCTGCCGGGGAAACGAATTCGTGTTTGGTCGCTTACTGCCATAAAAAAAGTGTGGTTTGCAAAGAGTTCTCTTTCAATAAATATAGAAAGGATGGCTGTTACTGCCGATATTTATTCATGTCCAGTGCCCTGCCTTGTGGTGGGATACGTACTCGTTTAATGAAGCCACTTACCGCCAAACTGTCTCAAGACGCAAACGCCGACCAACCCTCCGTACAAAAAGAGTACTGGGATAGTGGTCTTGGTGCTGCGGGGTGCATTTTTGTGGCCAGAGACACTGGACGTATCCTCCTTGCCCACAGAAACGGTGACGAAGACCCTCAGATGGGATACGTTGAGGAACCTGACACTTGGGCCACTTGGGGTGGCAAAATAGACGATGGAGAGTCTCCAAAGGATGCTGTCGTCCGTGAGGTTGAGGAAGAGACCGGATACGACGGCGAGTACAAGCTTGCCCACCTATGGACTTACGAGGATGAAAGCGAAGGATTTCAGTATCATAATTTCTTGGCCATTGTTCAAACTGAGTTCCTGCCAAAACGCTCTTGGGAAAACGACAGGGGTAAATGGGTAGAGTGGGGAGACTGGCCGCACCCCATGCATTTCGGATTGGAAGCACTTCTCAAACATGCAGGCGAGAAAATTCATCGAGTTGTTACCTTGATTAAACGCAAGAAGGCTGGTATAGTCAGGGAAATGGACGCACCCCCAGCAATTGTGCAGCCCGCATCCACGAATGCGACTGCGAACTACAACATCACAAACGCCCTGATTGTGGCCACAACTCTTTATGGAGAAGCTGGCCACGAAGGGCATCAAGGATTGCAGGCGGTTATGAATGTTATCATGAACCGTGCCAAGGGCGACTTCAAGAAGGCCAAGGACATCGTAACATCTCCCAAGCAGTTTTCAATGTGGAATAGTATCACGAACGCTTCTGAGTATGCGATGGAGTTTGCACGACTTTACGCCAAAGAGGATACTTTCCAAGATGCCATTCGGATTGTTGACCTTGCCCAGATGGGTAAGTTGCCCGACATTACAGGCGGTGCTACGTTCTACTTCAATCCGAAGAAAGCCAATCCTTCATGGGCCAAAACCATGAAGAAGACGGTCTCCATCGGCCATCATGACTTCTATAAACCTATTCCAAAGAGGAAGATGAAGAAGGGGAAAGTCCCGGTTGCCATTCGTGAGATGATTGAATCACAAGACCCAAATCAAGCAGTTCTTTTCAAAAAGGGGATTGTGGGTGATGGCATATGGGAATACGAATTGAAATCTCCCACGTCGTATCTTCGTTATAGATACGAACCCGACACCAAGATATTTTACCTCGACAACATCGGCACTCCTAATCAGGATGACAAAAACAAAGGCTATGCTAAGGCTCTTCTCGAAACCTTCTTTCAGCTTATCAAGGGGCAAGGCGGGGCACTGGACAGTGGACCCTTTACTACCTCTGGTACAGCCTATGTCAAACATGTTGTCGAGCGGTTTGCAAAAAGTTATGGAGTACGTTTAGTCAAAGGACGGGACCAAGTTAATGAAGCGGTGTCTCCTGAACTTAAAGGATGGTTTGGAAACAGCAAGGTGGTGGATAAGCACGGGGAGCCATTGATTGTATGGAAAGGCATGAGATGGAAGGATGATGCTGGCAAGCCTATTACGCATATTCAACGCCGAGAAGAGTTCCCTGCGTTCAATAAGGGTGAACCGGGAATCAGGGGGATTGCGGGCTTCTTTACGTCCGACCAAACGGTAGCCAAAAAGTTTTGCTTCGGGCCAAACACGGCAACGAAACCATTCTATCTGAAAATCGAGAATCCTTTTGTGATTGATATGAAGGGTGGGCTTGCGGGGGACGCTCAGTTTGACAAACAAGGTCTGCCGTTCCGAGACGCTATGCGAAGCGGAAAGTATGATGGGGCATTCATTCTGAATACGAAGGATGAAGGAAATGTTTTTGTAATCACCAACCCATCACAGGTGAAGTTGGCTACCAACAAAACATTCGGCCCTGATAAGGAATTTGCCAAAGAATCGGCTGTTGACAACTCTTATAAAAATGGTAAGCTATCCGAAGCATATGGTGACCCCGGAGACCATGTGATATTCGGCGGGGTGTTCTATCCCGAGCGGGTTGTGGCAAACATCGTCAAGAGTCACAATGACTATTTCGGTCATACACGAGACCACGGTCCAACTCGATGGGTGTATTATCAAGGAATGAAGACGGTGTTTTGGCATCATTATCCTCCATCGGTGCCAGAATGGGAAGTGATAGTGAAAGAGTGGCTTGAGAAACGTGGATACGAAGTAGAACGGGAGACGGATAAAGAGCAATACTACAAGTTGATGGCGTGGTATCAGAAGAAAGGTCTGCTGAAAGAGATTGAAGATAGTGGCGTAATTTTGGGCGCACTGGACAAGAACGGGTCTAATTTGCAACCCGTGTATAGCCAAGACCAGTTAACCAGACATCCATCGTATATGGGAATGTCGGATAGACGATGGCGCTACTATCCTGACCTTGAGCAGTTGGATTGGCAAGGTCAGCCAACAGAACAAGAACATGAAGGCACGAAAGAATTTTTGGCACAACGGGGATTGATGGTAAAACGGGTCCATTACCTTGCGGGGTCAACGAAGACAGCAGGCAAATAAATCATTTTGCTTCGAGTGTAGGTTTGAGCCATAGGTTTCTCTCTGAAAATAGACCATTCAGGTGACGAAACCTGAAAAAGTGTTGCAATGCCAACCCCGTATTAGATGAGAACGCCTTCGCTAGTTCAACTTGTAATCTCTCAGAACTTACTGCCTTGAAATCAACGACCTGAAATCTCAGAATGGTTTCGGCGACTTCTTCGGAGATTTCAAACCCAAGTTGACACGAAAAGCGGATAGCCCGTATGATGCGGAGGGTGTCCTCCCGAAATCTATCCTCTGCCTTTCCAACTGACTCAATAACTCGACGACGAATTGCATCCTGACCATCGAATGGGTCAATCAGTACCTCCGACCCAATTTCTCGGGCGATAGCATTCATGGAAAAATCCCTTCGCTGGAGGTCATCCTCGATGTTTTCGGCAGACGATACGCTGTCGGGGTGTCTGCCATCCGTGTAGAACGATTCCTTGCGGGCAAGGGTAAAGTCAACCGCCCCAATACTTGGCAACTTGGCCCGAATAGCAACGAACTGAGGGCGTTCTTGAAAAATAGTCGCTCCTTGCGAAAGAAGGTAATCCCGCATGGATTCGTAATTCGGGGCCAAGACCGAGAAATCTCGGTCATTTGCGGGTAGTCCAAGCAATTCATTGCGGATAGACCCGCCAACTTCAAATATGCGAATATTCATTGTGGAGTATTCTACCACATATAAAAAAGATGTCAACCCGATTGTTTAGACGTTTATGTTTGGACGATTATACTTATAGGAGAGGACAAAAGTTATGGGAAGACACAAAATATATGAATCCGAACGAGAACGACACGATGCTGAAAAACGCAGAAAAAGAAATTGGTACTATCGAAATCGAGGGAAAGCCAAAAAAGCACGGATGGATTATTATTGGAGGACGAAAAGCGTGGAAACGCAAATGCCCGATTTGTAATGAAATGGTGTATCATTTTGAGAGGTCTTATGTTTACAGAAAATCATACGCCTCTCATCCATGTAGGAAGTGCTGGAAACAGGCTAAAACTTCTTCGCTTTTACGAAATTGCCCGTGCTGTGGGAAATTGTTGCTGTACAAAACATACAAAAACTTCTGGAAAGCATCACACGAAAACGCCAAATGCCGAAGTTGTGCCAAGATAGGAAATCCATCGAGAAAAGGACAAAAATGCTCTGGACTGCATAAATTTCGGGTATCAAGAGCCAACCGAGGCAAAGTTATATCACCAGAGAGCCGACTCAAAATGAGGAGGGCGGCTATTGCCAGAATGGATAGACTTGGGATTACCCAGTACAGAAGTTATAACCCGAATGCCTGTGATTATTTTGACGTTTTATCCAAACAAAATAAATGGGATTTACAACACGCCAGAAATGGTGGAGAAGTTCAGACCCAAGGATATTTTCTGGATGCCTACGATAAAAAGAAAAATATAGTTGTAGAATATGATGAGGCTTATCATCATCGTCCAAGCAAACGGCGGAAAGATTTAGTCCGGCAACAGGAAATAATAGACTATCTTCATTGCGATTTCTACAGATATGATGCGAGAAATGCTAAACTTGTCAAAGTTTGGTAAGTATTTATATCTGTGGTCAAACTCAAAACATTGCTGCTCGAAGAAGAGTCCAGACTGAACATCACCATTGATGATGTCGAGACTCTTATTCGCAGCCGTTGGGTAAACCGTGACTCCATAAGCCTCTTGAAAACCCTCGAAGCTTTTTACTATTCCGATAAAGAAGAAGAGCAGGGGTGGGCAAAGGACTATCTCATCCTTTTGAACCGAGTCATGGAGCATGTCCTCAACATTGCAAAGCGATTGGGAGTTCCTCATGTGAGTGGCGGGTTTATCAAAAGCCGATTGCTTGACGAATCGGAGTTCAGGTTCAAAATGGAAGAGTTCTTCCCATTTCCGCTTTACATCGCCGCTACACCTAATGCAGATGGTGATTGGGCAGAAATAGGTATCATGATTGACAAGGACGGGAGAGTATTAGAAATCCACGAGGGCAACGACGAAGCCTCTCCTGAGACCATATCAATGGCAAACAAACTCGTCAACCCATCTGGTAAGAAGGTTCGGGTGTATGGTATGCATGGCACCAAAGTCGTTCAACAGATAGAATCTTCGGAGTATCTCCCCACCAATCTTTATGTATCTCCTGACCGAGGACATGCGAGCAGACATTGGGACAATACTGACAGGTCTATGTTCACGGGCATCGTGGACATCAACAATCTCTCGCAAGAAAGTGAGATTGATTGGAAGACAATGGGTCCGACAAAAATAGAGAGGTTCCGATGGCTATAATGCTAAAAATATTGTTGTTAGAGAGTCGCCTTGACCAGCTTTACAAGGAAATGTGGGAGCATATACGTTGCTATAAGATAGCCAAAGAGGCAGGCAATGAATGGCAGAGAAATGATTGCTTGAAGAAAATCCAATTGCTGGCCCCCGAAATCAAACGTGAGAAAGCAAAGAGTCCCGAGCAGCTAGACCAAGATGATTTCTTACGTCACCATTACACGGGGCACATAGATTCGAGCGCCTACAGCCAATATGAAAAGGAAGGCGGGCTATCGTGGTTAGGGGACAAGTCGAAGTATCCTGTGCTTCTTCACAAGGGTAAATATGGTCAATTTGACGTGGAGTTTCGGCAGACGGGTCAAGTGAACCGATACATCAAGACCGATGACAACGGCGACATAGTTAGGGGTGCGGATGGAAAAGCATTGGATATGACCCCCGAAGAGATAAAGTCGGCAGGGCTTGCGACACACGATGAAACTATCGTTGCGTTCGTGGGGGACAAACCAGTAGGATTTGCCAGCAATGAGTTCGGGGCGGTTGGGGTTTGGGTTGAAGGTCCATATCAAAAGGTTGGTATTGGAACGGACTTGATGGCTATGCATATTGAACTTCGACCGAGGGTCAAAGCTGGCAAGTCAAAGATTGGGCAAGCAACCGATGCGGGCATCTCTCTTATGAAGGCATACCATCGAAAGATGAGCAAGAAGCATGGCACGGGATGGTTCAAACAACTGAGGGTATCCAAAGATGATTAAGCTAAAGCCATTGACAGAATGGAATAAGTATGGGGACCAACCAAGTCCTCTGCTCAAGCAATACCTGTTGGAAAACAAGGTTGGGGAATTGACGGAGTATTTATATCATGGAAGCCCATTTGACGGGTTGGTGAATATGCTTGTGCATGGATTTCAAGGTACAGAGCATGGGGAAGTGGCTGAACATGAGACTATTAGCACATCTTTGAACTCCGAGATGCTTGGGCATTTCTCCGAAGGAAATGGGATAACAGGATTGCAGTTTCACGTTAAGAATGCAAAAGTCGTCATTTTGGATGAGTTTATGACGTATCTCGTTACCCAAGAAGCGGGGTCGGGGTTTGATGCCGAGATAACAGATGAAAAAAAGTTTGAGGATTTCTGTACTCAATTCGATGTTCCCATAGGAGGTCAGAGACGGGGACCATATCTTCCATATGGCTATTTGAGTTCTATTGGTGTGGACGCCTTTTCTTTCGATTACACTTGGAAATATTGGCAGGGCTACCAAGGATACCGTGGTGCCTCGGCGGCACGAGACGAGCATGAGATTTGCTTCATTGGAAAAGGAATCCAAACGTTGGAGAAAAGTATATCGCTCATCTACGTGGATGGGGAAGAATTTGACAAGAAGTTGCCCGCCTTGCGAGCAATCAAGAGGAAGATGCATGATAAGCCTGACCGAAATTATCAAGGATAACGAGAGTCTTCGCACGTTGAAGAAGCAAGGTTCTATGGCCAAGAAAGCCTCGGTACAGCTTCTCAGTAAAAGAGGTCTTGAAGAGGCGGATTACTTCATTCTACGGCTTAAGGAGTCCTCGAAGTTGAAGAATTGGGTTGCTTTGTATCGAACCCATAGCATCATGTCGGGGAGACCTATTTTTTGGATAAATGCCAATCTCCCCGAGATTGTGAACCAATACGACCCGGACGTGAATCTAGTCAGAGTAATGACGGATAACATCCTTCATGAGTGGTGGCACGCTATCTGTGATGCATTCAGGGCATCTCAGTTTAGGAACGTCCCACTCAAGACGAAAGTGAGTTTCCAGCCAGACCAAAAGGAAGAAAACATGGCCGAGAAGTTCATAGCATACTGCGGTGGGGACGCTTGGAATGATGTAAGTGAAAAAGAGGCTAAGTATTTTGCCGATGCAATACAGGAGTTCAATAGTTTATGGCGCTAAAACTCAAAGACATTCTAATGGAAAATGACATGGATGAAGAAGACCCCATTGACATTGACCGCATGATGTGGAACGACGGCTATCTTGAAGATGTAGCTGAGAAGTTTGGATATGACACCGATTTTACCAAGCAGTTTTGGCACCAGTACTATTGTCCAATGCTCTATCATTGCACTGTGCCCGAGAACTACGAACGCATCAAACTTGAAGGCATACGCCCAAGGAAAGAACGCCGGGGTGCCATAAGCAATCGCCACATTGGGCCAGCAGTTTTTACGTGTATTGAGGAAGAGGTTTCCTTCTTTAAGCAATACTACGGCCCACTTGTTATCGAAATCAATACGAAACAGATGCGAGCCGATGGATTGACACCATATGTTGAGCAAGAACCCGACTGGGCGAGGGCCAGAATGATAGAATTCGTTCTCAAGAAGATGGGTAAGGACGATAGCGAATCGGAAGCGGCTCGCTATGTGGACTCTTCCGACCAAAACACAGAAGGCACTGTCATTTTCTATGACCCTATTGCTGTTAAGTATTTGAAACTTGTGGAGCACGAATAACATATGATTCTCCTAACGTCATTACTAGAAGCGATTGAACTTCGCCCGAATGGGAACCTTTCGATTCCCGACGTAGAAGAAATTACTCCCGCTCAATGGGAACGCATCAATCGTATCATGGTGAACAAAGGATACAACATGCGTGGTGGTGAGGATTGCAAACAAACCATCGTAAAGTTTATTCAAAGCCCAACTAACGAATTTCCCGGTGAAGTTAGGTACAAACCTTTTAAGGATTGGGTTGATACCATTGCAATGGTATTGCATCTCAATGACGTAAAACCAGTGGGAGGACCGACGTATAATTGTAGAAATGTATTGCGAGCCGCCATCCGTGCGTTTGGAGAAACCAGTAACATTCGGGAGGCGGGATACATTTTTCCGGGAGGAAAACTTCTCTCTTTGACGGGAAACTCTAACCAACGTGACCTTGACCATACAGAAATCAATTCGGTTTACAGCAAGTTGGGTATAGAAATCCCTCCTGACAAAACTCAATCGAATCACAACGTCATGTTCGCCTTCATGAAAGATTGTCGTGTAATTCGCATCGGGGGAAGTCAACCTGCGGCAGATATGTTTCATGAACCAACTCGGCAGCAGGCGCAGAGATTGATTGAACTGATAAACGAGCATGAGGGAGAAATGATGTTAATTTGTCGCTCTACAACATTGGGGGCGAAAGACTATTACTACAAACGGGGGACTTCTCCCTCTATCATCCTCCGAGACATCGTGTATTTTTATAAAACTGGCAAGTTCTTGACTCCCGAGAATGGATAAGGGGTTGATTTTTCCATAGAATTCGGGCATCTGTGATATGTATTTACGGCATGAAAGTTTTAACCACCACCGAGTTTATAGAGAGGGCAACAAAAGTACATGGAGACAGGTATGACTACTCCAAGGTTGATTACTTGAATAGACGGGAGAAAGTGGAAATCGTCTGTAAAGAACACGGCTCCTTCTGGCAAACTTCTGCAAATCACCTTTACAACGAACAGGGATGCCCGGCATGTGGTTTAAGAGAAGCGCATTTGGTTCGGGTAAAACCTCAAAATAAATTCGTGGAAGAAGCGGAAAAAATCCATGATGGGGTTTATGATTATTCCTCTGTAGTTTACAAAAGAAACTATCTAAAAATAGAAATAGGATGCCCAATACACGGACCATTCTATCAAACCCCCGATAAACATTTGTCCGGGCAAGGATGTCCGAGTTGCAGGTATATTAAGAGTGGTATTTCTCTTACAAAATCTACTCTTGAGTTTATATCCGAATCACAAAATATTCATAAGGACCGATATGATTATTCTCAGGCGGATTATAAGAATTGTGAAGAAAAAATTAAAATAATTTGTAGAAGACACGGTGCGTTTTGGCAATGGCCAATGGACCATCTGAATGGAGTGGGGTGCCCTAAATGTGGAATGTTTATTTCCAAAGCATCAACTAATATCAGCAATTTCTTATCCGAAAACAAAATAGATTTTCAGACGGAGAAAGCCTTCGATACTTGCAGAAATCCAAAAACCAACCATCAATTAAAATTTGACTTTCATCTTCCATCTAAAAACATTCTTATAGAATACGACGGAAAACAACATTTTAAGGCCGGTGCGAAATTGGGGGGAAAACACATCACTACTCCAGAGGAACTGGTTGCTATACAGTATAGAGATGGGATTAAAACGCAATGGGCTAAGGATAACAATGTAAAACTTATTCGTATCGGCTATAAGGAAGATTTAATTGGAATCCTTAAAAAGGAGTTAATTTCGTAATGTTTGATAACACTCCATCTCGGCTTGAATCCGCCCATGTACAGAGAGATACTACCAATGGTTGGTACGCTCAAGTGAACATCTCGGGAAGCGACTTGGTTATTTATCATGATGAAACCGGCTCTCTGACTGCTGACAATGTTCACGTCTGGGCGGCAAAATATGGGATTGGTGGAGGGACGACACCTATCAGCGTTTCCTACGCATCGTCCTCCATGAGTTCATCCTATGCTCTCACGGCATCATTTGCATTTACAGCCTCGGCGGCTGTGAGGTCATACACTTCTCTCACGGCAACCCAGTCACTAAACGCAACGTCATCATTGACTGCATCCCTTGCCAATGCCATTTCATTTGTCCCTGCTGCTGCGGTGAGTGCGTCTTGGGTCTCATCTTCTGTCTATATCCAAGCGGCTGATACAGCGTCTTTCATCACTGCGTCTAATGTGGTTGGGGTAGTCAATTCTTCTTCATATTCTTATTCGGCAGTCAGTGCATCATATGCTCCATTCACACAGATAGTTCAAACGACCGTGGCAAGCGCCTCTTGGGTATCGGCCTCAGTTCATATCACAAATGCTGACTCGGCTTCGTATGTAGTAAGTGCTTCATACGCTGTAACAACATCATATGCCGATACTGCTTCATTTGCCGTCAGTGCTTCATGGGCACCGGGAGGTAGCTCTATCTCAGCATCTTATGCGACGACAGCATCATTTTCCATAAGTGCCTCATGGGCACCTTCTATTGGTGGAGGGTCTTCTGTTAGTTCATCGTGGGCAAGTAGTTCATTGAGTTCCTCCTATGCTCCATTCGGGCGTTCGATTGTCCTGTGTTCAGCATTTACTCCTGTTCTTCTCGGTGCAGATTTTGCAGAAGTCACGGTTCCTTATAATCCATCTGATGGCTCATCCTCAATATCATGGAACGTAAAACGATTGAATGTTCGGGCACAAACGGTGGGGACTATATCTTCATCATTCCAAATAGAGAAATCCACAAGCACAGGAGCGTTTTCAGCGACGACGTTGGGAACAGTCACTTTACTTTATGGTTCTTATGAAAATGCAACCACCGGAAGCCTTGGAACTGTGAATAGTGGCGACAAACTTCGGTTTAACGTAATAGCACTCGGAAACTCAGTCAATAACACGATCATCTGCGAAATAAGCAACATATAATACTACTTATAAAGGAATAATCACCATGACATCACAATTTGTTATTTACTCCAGCAGCGACCCAAGTGGCCCCGGTTTAATTACCGGCCAGACTGGTTCTCTTATTCCAATCCTCGATGCCTGTCTTGTTAATGGTTATACTGGAAAGCCTGCTGCTGGCTGGTCTAAGCCAATTGGAAACTATTCTGCCAGTTTGGGGTCTGTACCAATACTCGGTTGTTATAGGAACATATCTGGTTCTGGCATGACGTTGTTCATTAATGATGCGGGTGGAAATGCTACGGCTAACGGAAAAGAGGCGTGGATGGTCGGTTGGGAGAGTATGACTGCACTCACTTCTTCGGCTACTGCAAATTTTACAGGTTCGGTGGGGGCGGGTAGTGGGCAATTTCCTACACCAACACAACTACTAACTACGGGTCATGTGGTACTCCGAAAAAGTTCAACCGCAGATACTTCCGGAAGATTTTGGCAATTAGTTGCTGATAGTAGTACATTCTACTTGTTCATCTCTACTGGAGATACGGGTGGGACTTATTATCCGGGGATGTTTGGTGATGTGTTTTCCCTGAAAGGGGCTAGTGACGCATACCGATGTTTGATTGTTGGGAGGGCAGCAGAAAATACTACTGGCCCGGGGTCACAAGGGAGTGCTACTTTACCATTTGGTAATGATCAATTTGATGCGGCTGTTATTGCAAACGTTTCAACCATAACGAGTGCAACAGCACCGAATTGTGGTCATTTTTTGGCTAGGACATATGGGGGCGGAGGGGCAGCCATAACTGCGGCAAAACATTTCGATATTATTAAAGCATCATATGCCGCATTAAGTGGAAATTCGTGGATGAATATAGTTATGTGTGGAACTATGCAGACCCCAAACGGGCCGGATAATTCATTGTACCTAACTCCCGTTCAAATCGTAGAGCCAGTTGGGCAGATAATTCGTGGTAGGATGCGTGGCATGTATCAGGTGTGTCATCCTATTGCATCTTTCTCTGATGGGGAGGTTTTTGCTGGAGCAGGAGATTACGCAGGGAAAACGTTTATGATTGTTAAACAAGGAGTAAACGGTGGGATTTGGCTAATAGAAACAAGCAACACGGTGGAATCGAATGTATAATTAATAGTTTGTTATGGCATACAACTTTTTTGGAACAGGTTCTCCAGTTACAAGTGCGGGAGGAGCGGGGGGCTATACACTTGGTATGGTTTTTACCACTGTGATACCTGGAACGGTTACTGGAGTTAGGTTTTTCAAAACTGTAGCAAACACCGGAACTCATATTGGTACTCTATGGTCTATCGGCGGCGGGAATTTAGCACAGGTGACTTTCACCGGGGAAAGTACTTCGGGATGGCAAAGTATGTCTTTTTCAACTCCCGTCCCCCTCTCTGCTTCTACTCAATATGTAATTTCTTATACTTGTACTGTGGCACATGGGTATGTTGCCGGTGCTTCGGCTGTTGTCGGTAAAATGACAGGAAACCCGCTCGGGGCACCTACAAACTTTGGGTGTTACTATAGTGGCGGAGGCAATGGATTTCCTTCGTCAATGAATGACCCGAATACTTATTACGCCGACGTAATACTTGACAATGTAGTTGTCCCATCTTGTTCCAGAGAGATAGTTTCTTCTCAAGGTGTAATTGGTGCTCTAAAAGGATTAACTTTGGGGGGGCCAACAAGCTATTTGGGGGATGGCACTTTTGGAAGACATATGCAAACGGGAGTGGTTGAAAACTTTGTTGATGGCAATCCATCCGCACCGTGCTTGCAATTAACCTACCCAGGATTCTGGAGGTTTAGATGGGGAATTTCTCCCGGTTATAGGTCCATATACATAAGTGTCAAACAACCACACTTTTTTCCGGTTTCTTATGGTTCTCCAGTTTCAATATTTTATCCACCATCTCTAATTGTGAAAGCAAATCCAGCCATCGGATTGAATGCTGACTTGGTAGGAACGGCTCCTGTGAATCAGGGATGGGTGCAGATTGGCCCTGTGTCGTTTACTGCAACGGATTATGGACCCGTTTTTGTGGAATTACATAACAATAACACTGCGGAATACTCGACCCCTGTGTACTGGGATCATATTATAACAACTTGAGCCTAAATATGTTTCCATCTTTTACTCACAGTGTAAACTTATTATATGCAAACACAAGTACGAGTAAATGACTTAAACGTATGGGCGCTTGGTGTCCCTGTTATTGGTTTAGGAACCGATGGAGAATTCAACGTGTGGCAATATCAAACTCCCGCGGTTGATATTGACGAGAGTCAAACAAATCAGGAAGCAACCCGAAGGCGGGTGTTTGAGTTTTAGAGAGATATGTATAAGAAAGAAAGAAAGCCAGCACTTCAAGCCATTGAACTCCGAAATCGTGGCATGATATATCAACAGATTGGAAATACTCTTGGAGTATGCAAACGCACGGCACTATTGATGTGTAAACGTGCGTTGCCAGTCTATCAACTCGGAAAGGCAGGATAAATCTATTGCGATCATCTACTACCCCCAAGGCACAAAAATCATCGAGCGAAATACTATCGCCGGAAACCAGATAGTAGAAGTGCTTAATGTTCTCCCCGATTCGATTTTCTATTTTGACACCAGTGGAAGTCTGCAATCGGGTTCAGTCGTATTCGGGTCAGCCTCTTATGCTGATACGGCAGGTACGGCCATATCGGCATCATGGGCACCCCCAGTACCAAGCCTTTCAGCTTCTTATGCTTTTACAGCCTCATTTGCATTGAACGGCGGTGGTGGAGGAACAAGTTCTCTTTCCGCATCATTTGCGGATACAGCTTCTTATTCCCAAACTGTACAAGTGACAGACATCGGAAATCCGAATGCGGAGTTTCCTATAATTTTTAAGAGTGGAAGCAACCACATTGTTACCAATGGTGGAACTACCAGTTTGTTCTCAATCAACCCAAGCACGGTCACAATCAAAGCGGAACATTTCCAAGGAAGTGCTTCGTATGCCATTGACGCATTGAGCGCATCCTATGCCAACTCAGTTTCAGCTTCTTATGCTTTTACAGCCTCATTTGCATTGAACGGCGGTGGTGGAGGAACAAGTTCTCTTTCCGCATCATTTGCGGATACAGCTTCATATGCATTCACAATCAGCCAATCCCAAATTGGTCCAATCACAATCACTGACCCGACCAACATAAGTACTCTTTATTTGGTGGGAGACCCCGGCACGGGGGGAAACACGGCAACCATTCAATCCATTCCATCGGGAATGTCCATTTTTGTAGGTGGCGGGGGGTTCATTGGGTTTGGAAATGATATACATATTGGAGACCACAATATTGTACCAAACGATGGTAAATTCCTCGGGTCAGCTTCCTACGCCTCAACGTCGTCCATCGCATTGATTGCTCTTAGTGCTTCTGCCGCAACATACACTTCAAGTTTGTTTGGTACGTCCTCATGGGCAACCAATGCATTGACTACTTCCTATTCGGCAAACTATTTGAAAAAGACGGGGGATACGTTAGGGGGGCAATTGGTACTCGCCACGGGTGGGAGTGTCCTAGCAATAAACTCCAGCAATGGAATTATTTTTGGTGGTGGAACAACCAGTGATTTCATATTGAAGACTTCCGATAATGATATATTGCAATTACAAGGAAGAACCGATTCAATCTATTTTAGTGGCAGCGTTATTACTGGCAGTCGTTTTAGCGGTACATCTTCTTATGCTAATAATGCCACTACAGCAAGTTTATTGGGCGGCGTACCCAATAGTTTTTTCAATAAATCAAATTGGACTATTCCTGCATTTGTTACCACCAATTCTCAATCAATGGTGGTTAAT